ATGACCCATTCAAATGAGAAAAAACCACATGGGCTTAAAGGTATAGGAGAAAAGCTAAATCCAACTATCTATCAAGTGCGATTCATGAAATTAGATGAACCAATTCAATTTGAGTCGTTTCCTGAATTAAAGGAATTAGGGGACTAGTTGAGTACTTCAACGCACATGTGGGCGTGCCACTCAACTATGTACAAGTACAACAAAGAAGAGTTTAAAAAAAGGTTTTTAGAAATTACAAACTTAACCGTTGATCATGTGCTAATATCTACTGGTGGTGTCGGATTTAACTTCATGTCACCAGGTTGGAGAGATTCTCTATAAAATAATGAAATTATATAAAGGGATAAAAATTTATCTCTTTATTGCTTTGTAGTTTGCCCCAACTGTATCGCATGTACTAAATGAATAAGTTTACCTTAATCATTCATAACCATTTCACCAACACACCATTTTGCTCATTTTATAGTGTGATGAAAACATAAAAAGACTCTACACATTTGGTGTAGAGTCTTTTATTACGCCGTTCGTGATACCGATGGTCGGGGTCGAACCGACACTCCCGAAGGAACACGATTTTGAGTCGTGCCAGTAAATCCATCGTCTCGAAAAGCAATATTATCAAAGTCAAATGACTAATTGTATTTTTTTCATTCACACGATTATTATCATTTTACGTTGTGGTGTGCAATTAGTCAATCAATTATGAAATATATTTAAAACGGAATCCAGTTTTTCGATTAAGGTTTCCACGCCTCAAACAACTTGTAAGTGTCCCATGTTTTATATTTAATTGTCGTTCCACGTCTATCAGTGAATCAAATAATATTTTTTCTGTATTATTGAAAGCAATAATTTTTCTTTGGTGATTTTCACATCCCAATCTCCTGTTTTCTTCAGCAGATATAACCATACAATTTTCCAAACTATAAATTTTACCGCCTTTAATATCCTTATCTAAATGGTAATCCTTTCGATATAATAAATGTCCATTTAGCATTCGGTTATCAATATCATACACAAAGTTCCAAAAATCATGCCAACGTTCATCTACTGTTATTCCTTTAGCACCGTAATATTTATAGTGTGAATTATATGGTTTATAACAACGATACATCATACCAGTCCATGTGTAAAACAATGGATGTTTTGTTTTTGATTTCTTCTTCATATTAATTCCCTTCCTTTAGATTTATTCTATTTTTTGGTAATATCTCATTTAATTTCATCAACCTCCGAGAATTCGGACGTTCAGATTCGTTTGTAGCATGTCCCTAAAAACATTTTAATGTTATTTATCGTGAGTACATTAGAATGCGAAATACGTCAAAATACGACGTTTGGTTAAATCACCACCCATCATATCGACAGGTGGCAACATATGTTAATTGAATATTCCGTCTAAAGTTGGTGTAGATGATTCTTTCAACCATTCTTCCCTAATTCGTTCATCCTCTTGAACGTCTTTATGAATTGTATTAAATATTGTTTCGATTGAGTCAATTTCATTTTCAACATTACTTAAATACAATTTACCATTTTCAAAACCAATATAATGATGAAGAAAACCGCTACCACATGGAGTTTCGACTAAAATCGTGCCATATTCAAACACCAAATGATGATACCCACCGTTTGCAATTATTTGGTTCGCATGTTTGGTGATTTCAATATACTGATTGATTTTCACATCATCAATCACTTCTTCACTTTCAATTACACTTATCAAGGAATGTATATGCCAAAACATTGAAGTTTCAGTTTCTGACAGTGTTTTGTAGATTTCCGATTGTTTTTCATGTACTTTTTTCATTTCAATCACATTTTGTAATGTTTTTATTTTTTGTTCGCTTTCTTTGATTTTGTCCATTTCGTTTTTAATAAGTGCATTTAATTTTTCCATTATGATCTTCTCCTCGATTTTTATAATTTGTTTTGTTATTTTGTTTTATCAACCGCCAACTCTTTGAGTCAGCGGTCATGTATCTTATAGTGTTGATTCGATGTAATTTAATAAGTGTAAAATTGAATCACCGTGATTCTCACCATCTAAATAAAGCACTCCATCTTTGTAATCAAGAATCCAATCTCCACCGCAGTATTCGGAAATACTGTCGAGTTCAAGAACACCCTCGTCGAAATGTAATCGGTGTTCCATTTCAAATTCATCATCGAGCGACCATTCATATATTAATTCAATTAATTCCAACCATTTTTTTGCTTTTTCTACATCTGTAATAAATCCTTCTTCAATTTCATCAGCTAATTGTATTTTATTGTAGAACATCGCTTGTATTTCATCTGAGCGTGTTTCATATGGTAGCGATTCATCATCAAATGATTCTTTCACATCTTTCACAATTTCTTCCATCGTTTTCATTTCATTAATTTCTTTTACCTTTTTTATATATCGTGCGTATTGTTCTATTTCATCTTCCGCAATTCCTTGAATCGTATCGTTTAATTTTGTTGTATTTGTCATAATAGGTTCCTCCATTAGGTTATTGTTTTTTTTATTGTGACGTCGTTTTGACGTTGTTTACACGACTATTGTATTTAATTCATACGATTTGTAAGGAAGTCATGTACATTTTTTCTTTTCTATTTTTTTCTTTCATATAATGTATCGGTTAGCGGAAACTACCATTCTATTTTGAAATCAATAAGCCCATTTTTATCAATATTACGTGGCACCATGTATGTATATCCTTTTTCCTTAATGTACGCATCAATGGCTTCCAATGAACTTGAACGAAGTAAATGATTTTCAATAAAATTCATTTCACCGCAAGCACATACATAATAAATTTCTTCAGTCGGATGTTTTGCAACGTATTTCCAACCATGCCCCAACACATCATTTTTTCTCGCATATTCTTTTTTAAACGCAATCGCTCTTTCGTGTTCTAGTGAAAATTTTAATTCAGCAGTCATATCGTAATACCTCCAAGTATTTGTTTTTAATTTTCTTTACACCGAGATTGTATTGACCACTTTAACAATTGGAAAGCAACAAATGTGGCGAAATTGTGAACAAATAAATATTGTTTCTTCGAGTCGACTTTCTTCATATATAAGTGAAAAAGGCATGTAACCAAAAGTTACACACCTAAATTTTGAATATTAATATTCAATACATTTTATGGAAATGATAGGTCCGTCGGATAGCACGACACACCCACTGTATACAATGTATATAGTGACTCGGTAACCTGATTATCTAGTTGAATAAATACAAAGGCGGTAAACACTTTACCTCCTTGAAGGTAGTAACCCAAATCCCACCTTGAAATAACAAAAGGTAGTCATACCACGACTACCTTCATTCCATATTCTTTATCCATGTTTCTCGTTCAATCCGTCTTTCTTCCCGTTCCTGTTCCATACGTATCGTGTTTTCATCTTTAGCGAATAGGTTAATATATATTTGATACATAAACAACATCATCATTATTACAACTGACAGAAATAACAAGATCAACTCAATTCGTGATTTCATCGTTTAAATAATTTAGCATATGTTTCATCATTTCGTTTATTTATTTCCAACATATCTCGTATCAGTTCAGGAGTTTCCACGAAAGCATACACTTGGAATCTCTCATCTTTCCTATTACGCATGGTATGGTTTAAGTCATGCCCTAATCGAATTAATTCAATCGCTAAAGTTTTTTTGTATATGTTCTTTAGTGGTTTCTTCTTTTTCATTGGTATTTCTCCTTTAGAAATTTCATGGTTATTTTAAAATGTCAAACATTTGTTGAGACATTTTTCGAGATTTTTAACCTCGCAAAATTGCGTTATTAAATATCTGCAGGTCAACCGAGCGTCCTAAATTATCTGAAGGTGTGCCGAAAATCGGACACATCTATTCAAAATTGAATACATCTCCACAAAATTGTGGTCATCTGATGTAAATACTGTTTCCTTCAGGTCAATCATTCCTATAACCGTATTGCTTGCGTTTCCTGATTAGTTCATCCCTCTTATTGATAATGTCATCACGTAAAAACAGATTCACGCCTGTCGTACGTCTAACGGGTTCAAGTTGACCTTTTTTCAATAGCATATTCATACGTGAACGACTGATTCCCAATATTTCAATCGCTTCGGAAGTGAACAAAATTTCGTTTTTCACAAACTCTCGTTTATCAAATTTTTGTAATATGTATACGTCGTTCATAGTAATCTCTCCTTATAAAAATGAAATTAAACTCGAGAATTCTCGAGTTTAAGCATCTAACGACCACTCGATTTGATATGGTTGTTCGTAATCAATTTCACTATATGATTCTTCTTCATTACATAATTCTTCGAGAAAGTCCGCCACTCCATGATGATGTTGCGAAATCAATCCTATTAGAAATGTAGCGTTACGCTCTTTCAATATCCCAGCAGTCATTTCTAAGTCGGTTATAAAATTGTATTGTTCGTTTGGGTCAAGGTACCATTTCAAATACGCATGTATCATCGGTATATCATGAGTCGAATAATACGCTATTAATTTATTAACCATTGCTTTTATCATTCGCTTGTTTATATCAAACACCACGTAGAATGCCCTCGATGTGTTCCGCAGCCATTACGTCAAACAACCGTATTACATTCAATAAGTCGTAACACTGTGTTTGCTCCATTATCTCCGCTATCAATCTTTTATCATTTAAGAGTCCTAATTCTATGTAATGTTCTAAAGTTGCAATTCCCATTTCGGAATCTTTGTGTACATAGAACAGTGTCGTCAGTGCTCCTATGCATGAATGAACATTTTGTCTCTTCATTTATTCCATCTCCTAACTACCATATATTGGTAAAATATTAATTTTATTATATGACTCTTCTAAACCTACTGACAAGAGGAAATAATCCTGTATACAAAATGAGTTCATAACAAAAAACGAACCAATAATATGGTTCGCCTTCTTTTAAATCTTATATTCCGCCCAATCTTTCAATAGTTCACGCATACGCTCTGATGGAATGTAACAATTCATTGGTTTTCCTTCACGAATGCAACCACGAAATAAAAATTGAATTAAGTCACTGACAGCCAACAAATCTTGATTTACTTTTACGCCACGAGATTCGAAAAATTGTTTATCATTCGGATTCATAAAGCGATTATACATATATACCATTGATTCACATTTAGCATAATCATTTGTCGCCCGCATTGTTAATGATACAAAATTATCCTTCGAGCGGTCATCTTTTTTATTGTATTTGCATTTTGGATTTTTTAATATTGGGGCGTACTTCTTTATGGTTGTCCAAAAGACCTTGTTATTATCAGTTGGACAAATGTTGCGTAAATAGTTGTTTGCATTATTTTTAAGTTGTTTTAAATCATCTTCCGACGCATTCTTGAACCAAGTAGATGATAATTGATTACGCTTTTGTTTGCTTGTTAATTTTTCACGAGAATCATAATTGGAATTCATTTTGCTGATAGATTTTCCATTTTGATAATCTTCATATACATTTAATAAATCATACATTTCTTTCCTTGGTTCTTTGTATTTATCATAAGGCACAATTGAATATCTATTTTCAACTTTGCTCACACTGAATTTTTCATATTTAACGTTGTGCATATCATAATAATTTCGCTGATCTTGTCCATCGAATAGATATGTCAAAATGTATACTTCATCAAACGCTTCAAACGCTTTGATATTCATTGTCCAATAAAACGCTTTTTCCTGTAGAATGAACAAATTTTCATTTTCCGCAATGATTTTTATATCACGAAATCTATCATCTTTATCCTGTCCGTATTCATCATCTAACCAAGTGACTTTCCCAAGTGCATCTACTTCAATAACATTCCATTTCAATAAATATTCAATATCTTTATGACTTATATTAATTGCTTCAAGAACATTCGCTACTTCATCCATAATTAACGTATAACCTTCTTGCTCAATTTCTTCTAAAGTTTCTACATCCAATCGTTTGAACAATTCATGTGTAGTAACAATAGATTTCCCCAGTTCCACAAGCATTTTGAAATGTTCGATTTTAGAACCTTTACCCTGTTGTGCATTCGGTTGAAAGAAATCCGCTTTAGTTGAATTGCTAACACGTTCTACTTCATTAAGAAATGGTGTCACGTAAATGTATTTTTTATCCGATGTTTCACCAAATCCGTTTACCTTTTCCGAGTCATTTATCATTTGTATTGCCCATGATGTTTTACCAGCACCACAGATGGCATCTATTACTTTGATTTTTGTTTCACCATCATTCATTATCTCTGATTCCTCCTTAAAGTTGATAATAGTATTGTATTGACTATTTCAAGTTTGTAAGGATGGATCGAGCAGAAATTCTAAATAATTAACGTTAGCACAAAATGATGGCAAAAGTGTGAGGACGTTGACCAGAGAACCATTAGTATCAATGGTTTGCTGAGTTTTCCTTATAAATAAATATAGTATATTTGTGAGAACGAAAAACCAAAACAAAGATGCCCTAAGGAACGAAGTGACGAAGGAGAGAACAACGCCAGTTGTTCCAATATCTTTAATGGTGATGGTCTCCGACAGGTGCTCGCACCGCTTCGCACTGGGTCGACTGGCGTCGTACCCTACCTTTCGTGCTATCGCACTCAGGGATATGTTCTCTTTTGATGATTTTGTTTTTTCGACATATATAATGAAGAAAAAAATAATTTCAAAAAAATGACCGAGCCATGATTTACAAATTTCAAAAGAACAATACAATAGTATTACCTTTCGGACGACATCAAAAAAATTAAAAAAAGATGTAGAAACAACACTTACTTTGATGTCGGCTACGTACATCTATATTAGGACGACTTTTAGGAGGTAAAACAATGGAAAACAAATCTATCAAAAAAGAGAAAACAAAAACAACATTACATTTGTTGCTTGAAGATAAAAAAATGGCATTTGAAAAAGCGGATAGTTTGGGGCGTTCATTCAGTGTTTATATTTCGGATTTAATCCGTGCCGATAACAAAATTGAAAATTAATATTCAATTATTCAACTAACATAATCATAGGAGTTGTTGCTATGGCAATGCTAACGACGTGTAGTCACGGTAAGTTGATACCGATAGGAACTACATGTGATTGTAATAAACAAACGATAGCACGTATCAAGCGTGAACCAAGTGATGTTGATAAATTACGTAACACTCACCGATGGAAACGAATAGTACAACCACGGATTATTGAACGTGATGGTTGTGTGTGTCAACGTTGCTTGATTAAGTATGGAGTCATAACGACAAGCAAACTATCGGCACATCATATCAAACCAGCATCCAAATATATTGAATTGTTCTTCGATGAAAGCAACTTAGTTTGTTTATGTATGACATGTAATAGGCAATTAGGAACTCGAGAACAATTAGATTTTAATTATGAAATACCAAACGAATATGAATACAAATTATAGGATTTATCGAAAATGATGAGTCCTATTTTTTTATGCAATTAAGTAGATATCCCCCTTATGTAATTTAGAAATTTGCTGAGGGGAATGTACGGACAACAGGGGGAACAATTTTTTATGGAACTCCCTAAACGAAATATTTGGTCAAAATTTGAAACAAAGAAAGGTTGATAGATATGGCTAGACCACGAAAGCCCGCACGATTTAAAAAAGGTCGTTCGGAAAATAAACAACAATTACAAGTTCGTGAAGAACAGGAAAAACGACTGATGGGAAACACGGATAAATTGAAAACTGTCCCTGATTATCTCGACCCACTCGCAAAAGCATATTACAAATTTTTAACTACTGAACTAGAAATCAGTGGTTTGTTAACCAATCTCGATATACCAATTTTGGAACAAACCGCAGATTCATTAAGCAAGTTGCGACAATGCGACGATATTTTAAACACTGAAGGAATTTTGATTAAACAATTTGACCGTAACGGAAATGAAATCATGAAAGAACATCCGACAGTGAAAACAAAAATGGCGTACATGAATCAATTCAAATCGCTATCGACACAACTTGGAATGTCACCTTCTTCTCGTGCCCAATTAGCAGGAATGCAAATTGATAAAAAACAAGAAGAATCCGACCCATTACTACAACTATTAGGAGGCACTATATAAAATGTATATACTGGAACATAAATCATATCAATACGCTAAAGATGTAGTTGACGGAAAAATCGTTTCCGCAAAATACATTAAGAAGGCCTGTCAGAATTTTATAGATGACATTTTCGATCCGCACTGTAAATACTTCATTGATGAAGATTTATTGAAACTGATTGAGAACATAACCAAATTAATTAACATGCCCACTGGATTACGTGTAGGTGTTTCCTCTTATGAAGCACTCGCAGGATTTCAGTGGTTTTTTATTGTTAACGCATTATGTTGGAAACACAAAGATAAACCGACTAAACGACGATACGAGAAATGTGTGTTATTAATCGCTCGTAAAAGTGGTAAATCATTCTTAACCGCATTGTTAATTTTGATTTTAATGTTAATCGAACCAAAGCACAGTGAATTTTATTCCGTTGCTCCTGACCGTGACCTCTCTTCTATCATCAAAAAGGAAATTGCAAAAATGCTAGATGCAAGCCCTGGAATCAGCAAACATTTTAAAACTGTTCTCAAAGAAGTTCGTTGCTTGATTACAAAAAACAAATTCGAACCGTTGGCAACATCGAATGACCGCATGGACGGACGACTCGCAACAGGATTTGTCGCTGATGAAGTTGGAGCATTGAAAACATCTTATCCTATTGAAGCAATGGAATCATCACAGTTGAACACGCTGAACCGTTTAGGAATCCTGATTTCTACCGCATACGATACAATGCACAATCCAATGGTTGACCAAATCGAATTTGCTCAGAAAGTAATGGATGGTCATATTAACGATGAAACATTATTTGCATTGCTTTACAAACCCGACAACATGAAAGATTGGACAAGCGATGAAGCATTACTTCAAGCGAATCCTTTAGCAATTGAATTGCCCGAGAACTTGGACGAACTAAAGAAAAAGCGTGATAAGGCAATTGCAATGCCATCAGCACAAACCAATTTCAAAACGAAACATCTTAATATTTTCGTAGATGGCGACATTGCGGAAGTGTATGTATCTACTGATGATTTACGTAAAGGAAAAATCAGCAATTTCGATTGGACAGGTCGTAAAGTTCACATCGGAGTCGATTTATCACAAACTAATGATAATACTGCAGTAGCCATGGTTACATACGATGAAAATGAGGATAAATTCATTGCTAAAGTGTGGGCGTTTTTACCTGAGGGGCAAGTGGAAAAGAAAATGAAAGATGAAAAAGTTGATTATCGCATTTATGAAAAGCAAGGTTTCTGTATCTTTAGCGGTGATAAAGTAATCAACTATGGTGATATTGAAAGATTCGTCATGGATCTTGAAGATAATTACAGAGTAATCATCGGTGAAATTGGTTATGACCGATACAATGCCATTTCTTCCGCTAACAAATGGAATGATGCTGGATATAATGCGGTGGAAATTAAACAACATTCCAGTCACTTACACCCACCTACCAAATTGCTAAAAGAAATGATTCTTAACGAGAAATTTCAATATGAAACAAATCAACTATTTGAAATCAACGTAGCGAACGCTCGTGAAGTGCTTGATACCAATTTGAATGGTTACGTAAATAAAAAGAAATCAACAGGCAAGATTGATATGTTAGCAGCAACAATAAATGCTATGTATCTATGGAACCTTGAATTGTTGGAAGGTAAAAGCGTATACGAAGACCGAGGATTTATTATGTTATAGGGGAAATGAAAATTTCTCCTATTTTTTTAAAAAAAGTTGTGATTTTTCCCCTTACTTTTATATGAGCAATGTATATTATATTATGAGGACGTCTTAATGACAGACACATAAATATAGGAGGTGTGATGATTGAGTTGGGATTTATCACTAATAAATGAAACAAGCAATCCAAAAGCGTTTTTACGTTTGTATGTACACGACAAAATCAAAACGTATAAAAATGAAGGATTGGGACTTACGCAATCTTGGAAACTGTTAAATAGTGAACTTGTAGAACATGACCAAGAACCGTTGCATATGTCCACATTTAAAAATACATGGTATGCAAAATGATTTCCGTTATAGCAATTATCATCGTTTTATTCCCCTTACGGTGATAACTGGTGTAACGGAAATTACACCATACTTAAAGTAGGATTTTTTCTACTTTTCGTAGTCAATATTTTCAATAGCTCTTAATGTCAACAAACCTCCATTTGTTGGCATCATAAAGGAATTGAATTTTTAATGTAGACGTAACGTGATGTTACGTCTTTTTATTTTTAACGAAAGGACGTATAAGAATGTCAAATGTTATTACAAGAGCGAAAAATTCACTTCTCGGTTTATTCACTGAAAATCGAGATATGACCGCAGAATCAATACAAACACTTACAAAATCGGCACCCGCTACAGAAGAATCAGTAATGACCATTCCCACTGTTGCAAGTTGTATGGATATTATCACTGGTTCGATAGCACAAATGCCTGTTCATTTGTACCTTGAAACAGAAGATGGATCGGTGGAGAAAATTCATGATGATTACCGTATCAAATTATTGAATGACCAATCCACACCAAATATGAATGCAATTAACACGAGAAAATTAATGGTGAAGGATTACATGCTACACGGTGAAGTGTTTATTGACATGCAAAAAGAAAAATCGGTTATTGATGACGACATTACTGTTCATGGAAACATAAAAAAACTTGTTCATTTACCCGCTAAAAATGTGAATGTACAGGCATATCATGATGGAACGGATTTAGTGAGCGCCGATTTTACATTAACAACACTGGAAGGAAAGAACATCTTTTTCAAACAAAAACAAACAACAGATTTAAATGAAGAAGATTTACTTCGCATTTTAAATAACCCATTGAATCCGTATCAAGGTGTAGGCGTTTTGAAACGTGGAGAACAAATTTTAAGTCAGGCTTTAGATGAAATGGAGTACACATCCAACATTTATAAAAACGGTGCAATGCCAACAGGCGTATTAAAAACAGAAGCTCGGCTTAAACAAAGTATGGTTGACCGTTTAAGAGATGCTTGGGCTTCTTTATATGGTGGTGTAAGAAATGCCGCTAAAACGGTGATTCTTGAAGAAGGTATGGAATATGAACAAATTTCACTGAACCCAGACCAAATTCAAATGCACGAAACGAAAAAAAGCACGATTAGTGAAATTTGTAAATTGTTCGGTGTGCCTGAATCCATGGTTTCTACAGCCGCTAATAAATATGGGTCAATCGAACAAAACAATTTACATTTCCTTAAACATACCCTTGCTCCAATCATTGCAGATTTTGAAAATGCGTACAATCAATATTTGCTTACTGAAAAAGAAAAAGAAGAAGGTAAATTTTTCCGTTTTGACACAAGCGAATTGTTGAGAACAACAGAAAAAGAAAAAACCGAGGCGGTTGGATTAGGTCTTGAAAAAGGTTTACTAACAATCAATGAAGCACGTTACAAATTAGATTTACCACCAATTGAAGACGATGTATTCATGTGGGGATTAGAACATGCCTTATATAATCCAAAAACAAAACAATTCATTGTTCCGAACATGGACGGTGGAACAACAAATAAAAAGAAAGAGGTCGTTGCTGATGACGAACCAAACAATTGAATTACGCAATTATGATGTGAGCCTGTCGGAAGTCAACGAAACTTCTGATGGGCTTCTTTTAGTTAAAGGTATTGTTAATCGACCTGGCTCTTGGTCTGAACCATTACCAGCGAAGAATGGTAAAGCATTCATCGAACGTATTATGCCCAATACATTTGCCAATGCAATTAAACGTGGTGGCAATATCAAATTTCTCAAAGAACATAACCGAGATAAGTTACTTGCATCCACGAAAAATGGAACTTTGAAACTTGAAGAAACACCCGAAGGTCTTTACATGGAAGCCCGTATTTCTCCAACCCAATATGGAAAGGACACGTACCAATTAATTAAAGACGGGGAATTGTCCTCAATGTCCTTCGGAATGACAGTTCTCAAAAACACTTGGGAAAAAGCAGGAGAAATCATGAAAAGGACAATCACTGACCTTGCTTTATCTGAAGTCAGTTGTGTAAGTGATCCAGCTTATGTTCAGTCGAATATACAAGCACGTTCAATTGAAGTCGTAAATGAAATTGAAATCCCAAACATAAACGAAAGGAACTTAAATGAAATGAATATCAAAGAACTCCAAGAACTAAAAACAAAAATTCTCAACGAAAACAAAGAACTTTTAACGACAGAAGCTCGTTCGCTCGATGAAGCACAAAAATACTGTCGCTCTGAAATTGTTAAAGAATTACGTTCGATTGATGAAAAAATCCAATCAGTTGAATATACCAATAAAACAGAAACAAGAGAGGTAATTACTATGAATAAAAATAACGCTTTTGAAACAGAAACTCGTGCAGTAGAACAATTCATTCGTCAACAAGATGGAGAAGAATTACGTGCAATGCAAGCCAATATTGGTACACAAGTTGGTACAGGATTCTTAACTATCCCAACAACAATGTCAGATTATATCGTCGAGAAATTATTTGAAAACTCCCCTATTTTCTCTCGTACTAAAAACTTCACGCCTGTAAACGGATTCTTAGAAATCCTACGTGAAAAATCAATCGGTACAGGAGCGTTCGTTGGTGAAATGGCGGAAGACGTTACTCCTAATGATTTCACAATGGATAAAATTCGTTTAGAACAAAAACGTGCAGTTACAGCGATTGAATTGTCGCAACATTTAGTAAATGACTCTGGTATTGATGTTGTTAATTATTCAATCAGTCTTTTATCTCGTCGTTTAGGTTTAGCACTTGATAATTCCGTTTTAATTGGTAAAAAAGAAAAAGGCGAATTTGAAGGTATCTTAAACGATTTAACAATTGGAGAACAAGCTGGTTTAGCTACAAACGCTATTACAGTTGATGAATTACTTGACCTTTACAACTCAATGAACCCTGAGTACATCGGTGGAGCAGTTTGGGTAGTATCTCGTCAAACATTCAACATGCTTTCTAAACTAAAAAATGACAAAAACGGTGAATACCACTTAGTACGTGACGTTGCGACAACTGGTCCAATCTTCAAGTTATTCGGTCAACCAGTTATTATCAATGACACAATGCCTGCTCCAGAAGCTGGACAACGTGCTGTATTATTCGCTAACTTCAGCGAAGGTTATGCAACAATGACTAAAAAAGGCTTAAACTTACAACACATCACTGGCGATACTAAACAAGCTTTACGTGGTTCTCATATGCTCGTATTAGACACATATGTTGATGGTAAAGTATTAAATCCAGCAGCTATCAAAGTTCTAAAAATGAAAAATGCATAATGAAAATTCTAAGAGTCGAGAAATCGGCTCTTATTTTTTTTTATGAGTAAAATCAGCATTTTATTAGATTATCAAAGGTCAATTTCTTTTCACAATGCTATTGTAGTTAATTGTTTTGAATTGTAAAGCAAACATATGAAAAAAGTTTAATCTTTTTTTATTTGGCTTCCTTACAAACCCGATCCATTCCCTATAATAGTAGTATAAGTAACAGAAACCTTCCATTTCTGTAACTGCTCTTTTCGGTTATAAGCGAGTTCTATGTCAATGTTCTAACGACCACACATCATTTATTTGGTGTGTGGTATTTTTTTTGTTTACTGTTCATATATTATTTTCGCTTTCCGCTTCAATACATTGGTGACGTTTAAATAATAAGCACGTTTTGATGTGTTCCATTTCTTCAATGACATAAATGCTTCCCAATTCAATTCATATATCGCTTTAAGCGAAACATCTTCATCAAATAACACCACTATCACATATTCAAATAATTGTTCTTGTGGCATATCGGAATCAGGGTCATTCAATCCATTGAATACGCTCGTCATACTAGTACGTGTCGCTTTTATGGAATAACGCTCATTGGTATCACTGATGGCATCAATATTTTTCGCTCCAATTTCCACTAAACGTAAATTAGGCAATTCATCAGTATTATTGTAATGTTCAATTGTCGCCGTTTCCCCCATATCGCCCACAAAATTATTTGTCCTCGTCGCTCCACGTTTTTTAAACACCTTCATTAATTTACTATATTCTCCTAGACATTCAGCAATGGTCATATTCTCATATTCTATTTCAGATGGCATACATATCACTCCTTATATGGCATACATAATTATTACCACATTTAGGAAAAACGGTCATTCAAACGACTGTTCGTTGAATATTAATATTCAATAAAATATCCTCAAATATCGTTAGATATCCCCAAAAATGGGGTAATCTCATTCTTGCAGCCATTCATAAAAAAATTGGTTCATTGGATTATCATATGTTTTTTCCCCACGACGGAACGATATATGGTGTATTACATTATTGATTGCTCCACGTATATATGCCCTTAAACTATTAATGCCACGTTTATTTTTAATCCCATTGACCACCTTGAAAAATAGGTTTTTATTGATTCCGTTTTTTCTCGCATACACATATTCATCATGTATTATATCGTTTTGTATAACGTCCTCTTGTTTAACAATACTAGTATCTATAACTTTATTATGATTAGAAATATATACTTCGGAATGAGTATAGAAATTACTAGTAGGAGATTCAGCAATGTCATGTGAATCCGTGTCATTGTTGACTTGCTCCGTTTGTACACCGTTTGTTGTCCGTTTGACATTTTCATTTAACTGCGACTTTTTGTCGCAATTGGATTCCGACATTTTGTCGGAATTGGACTGTGATATAAACGTAAACACCAGTGAAGCAAATTGCTCCGTTACATTGCGATTTTGTTCAATTTGAATTAAATCAGCACATTTGTCCTTAATCTTCTTGAGGTTGCGTGAAATAGTAGAAGCGGTAACATCACATTTAATCGCCAATGTGGAATTTTTTTGTGACACTACGAATGAGCCTTTTGCGTATGCTTGTTGTGAAATTGCCTCGATAATAGTAAACAACGTCGATCCATTTTTAACGTGCAGTCGTTCAAGCAAACGTTTCTGAATGTGGTTGATTTCGTTCTTAATACACATACATTATTCTCCTTTGATTCAAAGGAACAATCATGCTAAAATATAAGCACAACGATTCCTTTAGGTATTGTTGTATCATAGGTTAAACGAGTGGTAGGATTGCCGTCCTATAATCCACTCGTTTTTATTTTGTAAACTTTTTCATATTAACATATGGTCATATTTTTCTAAATGATATTATTTAACGCTCCATACTTCTTATGACTCTCGGCAATATCTGTCGACCATAAGTTAACATATTTCTTTGTTATTTCTAATGAGGTATGTCCCAATAGTTGTTGCAAATGAAAAGCGTTCCCTCCGTTCTGTATGAACAATTTCGCTGATGTGTGGCGGAATGTGTGACAACTTACACGTACATCCTTTATTCCACTCAATTTGCCATAGTGCTCAATCCTCGTTTGAATGCTACGTTTTTTCAATTCGTTTCCATCTTGGTTAATAAACAACTTGTCCGATTCCGCATATCCACGAATTTTAATATAAATGTCCATTTGCTCCTTTAATTTTTTACTCATTGGAACAATACGCTCGAAGAACGTTTTCGTTTCACGTATTACGATTTCATTGTGCTTTACGTCCGCTACCTCGATATTTGCCAATTCATTCACCCTTATGGCAGTATCTAGCATTAACATCATTATCGTGTAATCTCGAACGCCTACGAACGTTTTACGGTCACATAGCGATAACAATAATTTGATTTGATCTTTGCTCAACGTAGGTACAACTTCCTTACGTTGCTTCAATAGTTTTATATCCGCTATCGGATTTTTTTTGATGTGTTTATGTTTGTGTAAAAAATTATAGAAACTCTTGAAGGCTCGCAATTTGGTGTTTATGGTGGTCACCTTCAATCCTCGTCGTTGCATTTCCATAATCATATTTTTTATGTCATCTTCCGTCATCAGGATTAACGGCTTGATTTTGTATTGTAAACTTTCACGGTAATATTTTAATGTATGAGGTCTTAAATTCCGAAGTTGGCAATCCGTATAAAATAAATTTAATGCTTCTTCATCAGTGGTTACATACGTGGATTTTGTTGCAATTTTTAATTCGTCTTCCGATAATAATGTTCTACGTTTACTCAC